GCCGCTGGGACGGTCCGAACGGCGTCCTTGGCAGGGCCCTGCTGACGCAGACCTGGGACATGAAGCTGGACGCCTTCCCCGATGACGGCGAGCCGATCCAGATCCCGTTGCCGCCGCTGCAGTCGATCACGTCCATCACCTATGTTGACGGCGAGGGGGCAACGCAGACATTCGACAGCGCGAACTACGCGGTCGACGTTGCCAGCCAACCCGGGGTCATCTCGCTGGCCTACGGTGCCAGCTGGCCTGTCACCCGGGACCAGCGCAATGCGGTGACGATCCGGTTTGTGGCCGGGTATGGCGCTGCGGCTGCGGTGCCGGCGCCGATCAAGGACGGCATCAAGATGCAGGTGGACGCAAAGTTCTACCAGCGCGGCGAGCAAAGCCTGCTGCTGGCGGATGACATGGTGTTCCAGTTCCGGATGCTGGACCGGTGAGAAGCGGCCCGCTGACGCGTCAGATCGTCATCGAGCAGCGCGCGTCCGGTCTCGATGCTGCCGGGCAGCCTAACGGGGCCTGGGAGACCTTCGCGACGGTCTACGCCGACGTGAAGGGCGCCACCGGCATGGGTTCGATCCGGCAGGCCGGGATTGTCGGCGGCGACGTTGCCGTCTCGATGAACAGCTACAGCTTCCGGGTCCACTATCGGACCGACATCACCGACGCCATGCGCGTGAACATGGGCGGGACGTATTTCGACATCAAGCAGGTTCGGCACGATCACGCTCGCCGGGTCTGGACTGACCTGGTTTGCGAGGAAGGCGGGAACGATGGCTGAGCACATCCACACGTGGGATGACGGTCGCGGCCACCGGCGCGTTTTCGTTGACGGAAAAGAGATGAATCGCGTCAGAAAGGCCGACACAAAACGTGGCCGTGTCTGGTACGTGCCTTATCCAGTTCGCGTGAACGCGAAGTTTGAGGCTGTCGAGAAGGTCAGAAAAGGCAAGGTCACCGTGGAGTTCATCAATGGCTGACCAGTCCACCGTTGACGTCAGCGGCTGGGAACAGGGGCTGGCAAAGCTGTCCGATCCGTCGCTTCGGCAGAGCCTGGCGCGATCGATGGCGGTCGCCGGCGGAAAGGTGCTGCGCGACGAGGCAAAGCAGCTGGCGCCGAAGGATTCCGGCCGGCTGTCGGTCAGCATCTACCTAGCGTTCAAGGATAGCGAGTCGTCGCCGGAGCGAGTGGTGTATTCGGTGACGTGGAACAAGAAGCTGGCGCCGCACGGCCACCTGATCGAGTTCGGGCACTGGCAGACGCATGTCGCCTACCTGAAGGACGACGGGACGTGGGTATCAGATCCGGCGCGGAAGCTGCGCAACCCGAAGTGGATTGCTGCGCATCCGTTCCTGCGGCCGGCGTCTGAGAACGCCAGTCAGGCGGCGCATACGGCGATGGTTCGCCGCGGCGCTGAGCGGTTGCCGGAGCTTTTGGCCGGTGCGAGGGATGAAGCGTGAGCAGCCTGCACTCCATCATAACGACGGCGCTGTCCGGCGTCGCTGGTGGTCGCATTCACGCCAACGTCACGCCGCCCGTTCCGACGTTCCCACTGATCGTCTACCAGGAGGTCGGCGGACAGGCCGTGAACTTCCTCGAAGCGACCTATCCCGGGAAGAACCATGCCCGGGTGCAGTTCGTCGTCTGGTCGTCCAGCCCTTTGGAAGCCGAGGACGTGAAAGACGACGCCATCAAACAGCTGGTGAATGAGGAAGGCGCCTATCTGTTTGGCGCCCCGACCGCGCTCTACGAGGACGCGATCAAGAAGCACGGATACCGGTTCGACGTAGGCATCTGGTACACGCCGGACTGATAGAAACAACCAGCAGAACAACCAAGCCGCCTCCGGGCGGTTTTTTTGTGCCCGCCGTTTGGCGGGAATCACCACCACCGCCAAGCACACGAGGAAATCACCATGTCTGTTTCGCTCCCGAATGGCTCGACCATTCACATCTCCAGCGGCTTCGGTTCCGCTATCACGGTGACGGCTGTCACCAACGCATCGCCGGCTGTTGCCACGGCTACCTCTCATGGCCTTTCGAACGGCGACTTCGTCGTCTTCACGTCCGGCTGGTCGCGTCTCAGCGACAAGGTGTTCCGCGTCGCGAACGTCGACACCAACACCTTCGAACTGGAAGGCACCGACACCCAGGACACGGACATCTATCCGGCCGGCAGCGGCACCGGCTCGGTCAAGAAGGTATCCGGCTGGACACAGCTGACGCAGGTACTGAGCACCAATTCAGTCGGCGGCGACCAGAACTACACGACCTATCAGTTCCTGGAGGCCGATACCGAGGTCAGCATCCCGACCAACAAGTCGGCCGCTGGCCTCGACATGACCGTCGCTGATGACCCGTCTCTGGCCGGCTACATCCTCGCCAGCACGGCGAACGATGACCGTCTGCCGCGTGCGGTGCGCGTCACCGCGGCGAACGGCGCCAAGTCGCTCTACTACTCCTACATCTCGGTCAACCGCACGCCGAGCTTGACCGTCAACCAGGTGTCCGCGACCGCGATCACCTTCCGCTTCCTCAACGAGCCGGTCCGCTACAGCTCGTAATCGAAGGATTCCCATGTTCAAGATCAAGGCCCCGGAGACCTTCGCGGCGTCCCTGACCATTCGTGGTCAGGGGCGTGAGCAGAAGTTGGACGTCGTGTTCAACCACCTGTCGCGAAAGGCGTACTCCGAACTGTTGGAAGCCGTGTCCGATGGCAAGAAAACCATCGAGGACTCGGTGCTGATGCTGCTGAAGTCATGGAAGGCAGACGCCGAGCTGAGCAAGGAAACGCTGGCCGAGCTGGATGACCAGCAGCCTGGCGCCCTGTGGGCGATTGTCCACGGCTACAGCGACGCGTTGCGGGTGGAACGCAAGGGAAACTGACCGGGGCGGTCGCCCATTTCTACAACTCCGGAGCACCCACACCGGAGGACATCGCGGAAATGCGGTCGCTCGGGTTTGAGCCCGAGGACTACGGGCCACCGCCCGAGTTCGACCTGTGGCCGGAGAACGTCACGGCCTGGCAGCTCTACTACGAAAACCGGACCCAGTGGCGCATGGGTCCGGTCGGCCCGTCCGGGCTTGACTACAACGTCATCGACCGTGCGCTCGATCGCATGGACCTCGATGACGACGACCACGCCGACATGAAGTGGGCGATCCGCGCGCTTGAGATGGCCGCGCTCGAAGTCCTGCACGAGAAGAACTCATGACCGACACTCTGGGCACTGCCCGGCTGGACATCGTTGTAGACACCACCAGCATGGAGGCTGGTGTCGAGCGTGCGAAGCGAAGCGTTGCCGGGCTTTCCACGTCGGCGCAGGCTGAGTACGCCAAGCTCAACGCGTCGGAGAAGCGCCGGGTCGATTCGCTGATCCGGCAGGCGGACACGCTGGGGCTCACGCGCCAGCAGCAGATCGCCTACAACGCCACGCTCAAGACCTCCGGAACGATCCAGAAGGAGCTGCTGGAGCGCATCCGGCAGACCGGCGAGGCGGTGCGTCCCGGCGCCAATGCGCTGAACCAGTACGGCATCAGCGCCAAGCAGACGGCCGCAGCGCTGCGGCAAGTGCCGGCGCAGATCACGGACATCGTGGTCGGCCTGCAGTCTGGCCAGCGCCCGCTGACCGTGTTGCTGCAGCAGGGCGGCCAGCTGAAGGACGTGTTCGGCGGCATCCGGCCGGCTGCGGCAGCGCTGGGCAGTTCCCTGCTGGCACTGATCAATCCGCTGACGGTCACAGCTGCCGTCGCCGGTGCCCTGGTGCTGGCATGGAAGCAGGGTAGCGACGAAGCCTACGCCTACAACAAGGCGCTGATCGAGACCGGCAACTATGCCGGGTTGACCTCCAGCAGCATGCAGAAGCTGGCGGCGGATATTTCCGATGTCCGCGGCACCCAGCACGAAGCAGCGGCCACGCTCGCCGAGGTCGCCAGCGCCGGCAAGTTCACGGCGGAGCAGATCAGGCTTGTCGGTCGCGCTGCTGTCGCTACCGGCCGCGACGTGTCGGACGTGGTGTCTGAGTTCAGCAAGCTGGTGGACGAGCCGGTCGACGCGGTTGTCGAGCTGAACGACCGCTATCACTTCCTGACGGCGGAGATCTACGACCAGATCCGGGCGCTGCAGGACGAAGGCCGCGAGCGCGAAGCCGCGACCCTGGCGATCCAGACATACTCCGACGAGACGGTGCGCCGCGCCGGTCAGGTCGAGGAAAAGCTGGGCGCGCTGGAGAAGGCGTGGAAGTACGTCGGCATCGGCGCCAAGGCTGCTTGGGATTCGATGCTGAACATCGGCCGCGAGCAGTCGCTGCAGGACCAGCTTGACGATGTTGTCCGGAAGCAGCAGGCCGCGACCGAGGAACTGTTCCGGCTCCGCGCCGGTGGTGCTGCAGACGCCTCCATCCGATTCGTCGAGAACCGCCTACTCGAGCTGCAGGGCAAGCACAAGGAACTCGTCATTGCCATTGGCAAGGAGGACGAGCAGACCCTGAAAGAAGCGAACGCACAGCGCGCCCACAGCCTTCTGATCGCCTATGACAATGAGGCGCGTCTGTACGACACTCGAGAGCAGAAGCGCGTCCAGGAGATCGAAGCTGCCCACCAGAAGGCGAACGACGCCATCGCCGCGCTGCAGGAATCGCAGGACAAGAAGCTGACCGAGAAGATCGCGCGCATCCGCGAAGCGGAAGCGAAGATCGTTGCCGGCATCGAGGAAAAGTACAGGGAGCGGCAGACGCGCAAGCGGACGGCTCGAAAGGTATCCGACCCGTCCGACTCCCTGTTGCAGCAGCTGCAGCGCCAGATCGCGCTGAACCGCGAGGCGGCAACGTCCGAGGACAAGCTCTCCGCGAGCGAGCGCCTGCGCGTGTCCGTTCTGGTTGAGCTGGAGCGCATCGGCGGCAAGCTGTCGTCCCAGCGCAAGGCAGAGATCGATGACGCCCTGCAGACGCTCCAGCTGACCGACGAGAAGGTAAAGGCGTACCAGGCCGAGAAGAAGGCCAAGGAAGAGCTGGAGCGCTTGCAGCGGCAGATCGACGCTCAGGCCGAGAATCGTCGTGCATCCAATGAAGCGGAGCTGCGGTCGCTAGGTGGTGCAGGCCGTGACGAACTCGACCGATTGGAGCGCCGTCTCGAGATCGAGCGCGAATACGCCGA